CGTCAAGCGGTGGTATAGCGACTGATTCCCCGAAAATATCAAAAATGGCATACCGGAAACCCCGCTTGGTTTTATTAAAGTCTAAATATGACGATTCAATGATATAAAACAGAAGTCCGCTTGATGTTTCGTGAGCACTACTCACTCGAGAACCAAAAAAACGGAGCGTTGATTCATCCGCAAAATGGTTGATGCCCCTCAAATTCTCTTGAGCGTTTACTTTTGGGATGCCGGATTCATGCCTAAAAAGACGGGCTATACCGGATTGTTGAATGATTGATGCTATTTGGTTGTTTTCCATTGTCTATCCTCTGTAAGTTTGGTTTGACTAAGACCCTTTACAGGGTTTCGGCTAATAAAGCCTCATCAGTTAGTCTCTAGCTCTTTTACTGCTAATTTCAGGGCAGTATCTATATGACTATCGTCTAGGTATGAATATAAATGCCCGCAAATAAAACTATTTAATCCAGCCTTGTAAGATAAATCCCAGCGTAGTCTTTTTTCTAAGTCTTTTACTTTTGGGTCTTTTGCTAAGATAGTCCGCATAGCTGGAATACTGCAAGCTAGTGGAGCAATACCGTTAAGAATTGTTGCGTAGTGTTCTTGTGTCATCTTCATGTTATCTAGCCTTTATAAAGTTAATGGTTTGATTTACTACGGAATCAGTATTACACAGGTTTTAGGGCAAAAACTTGATCTAGGTCAAGAAAATGAAAAATAATTTCCCACAATATGAGAAAGTTTCTATTGCGGGGGAAGATAAAAGCCCGCAATATTCCCCGTCTTGGATAGTTTGTCATTTGCTCTACTAGGGAATGAGATAAGAGATAACACTGTATAAGTAAACAGTCCTGTGCATATATACAGTAGTTGTGATACTATCCTTATATCGTTATACCAATGTTCCGATTATGTTCCTATTATTGGCTAGATTATGAGATTGCAGAAACTAACGAAGAAACAGATCAAGGAAGCATTAGATCAAACACCCATGTATGAATTGCTTAATGTAGAGAAAAGCAAGCTGACTACTAAGCAGATTAAGTTCTGTGAGGAATTAGCAAGGGGAGAAACAAAGGCTGGAGCATATAAAAAGGCATACAACAGTAAGGGAACATCGAAGACAATGGCAAACAATGGGCATAGATTGGCAAAGCGTGACGATATCCAAGCGATAACAGAGGCTATAAAACAGGGGATTGAGTTTCAGAAGTTGTATACAGCTGGACAAATAAGGGCTCTAGTTGTTCAAAGACTAACGCAAGAGGCAATTAGTGAGGACTCAAACCCTTCTGTAAGGGTAAATGCTCTCAAAGCCCTAGGCACAATAGCGGGAGTAGATGCCTTCGTGCATAGATCAGAGACTAAAGTAATCAAGGACTCGGATAAGGCTAGAGACGAACTGATTGCCATGCTAAAGCAATCCATAGGAGACAATGCTAAGGTAATCAATGCTGATGATTCTGATGTTATGCAGTTGCTTGCCGAGATCAGCCCTACCCCTTCCGAGATTCCCGACACACAGATCAGCGACCCCCACCAGCCCGATTCTGAAACAGGAGTCCCACCATCTAAATTACATAGTATTCCAGACAAGGGAAGTGAGTCTGAAAGTAGCTCTGAAACTAATTCTGAAGTAATCGAAAATAATCCTGAGGAAAATCAATGACTTATATCTATAACTTGTTAGAGATAGAAAAAGAGGGGGTAGGGTGCTTAAATTTTGTGCAATATGTAACACATTTTTATACAGAAGTACCCCCCGGTAATTGCGTATTTTCACTGGGGTAGGGGGGTATATTTTTTGAGAACATTAAAGGACGTCACTATGGAGATTGCTTGGGTGCAGTCGAAGATAGATTCCTTTAGATCTCTCCTAGCCTTCCTAGAGGATGAGAGAGATTTGTTGTTGGAGAAGGAAGAAGCAGAAAGAGCATTAGCAGAAATGGTAACTAAACGGACAATTGAAAAGGCAAGGAAAAATGATTGAGACTTATGTAAACGAAACTGATGGGCTTGTTGACCCAATTGATGGTGTCAAGATTATGCATTTAATATCAGACATGCCTGAATCCCCAACTAACGAGCAATTATATAATTTTGCTCTTAAAGCCATTGAGGTAGCCAAAAATGATTGAGAGCATTGTTAAGCCACAGCGCTTAGATAACGATATAGCGGTAGTGAAGATTCTCCAGCTCATGGGGCAACTCACGCCATCGGATATTAAGTATGTTCTATCCCTATGTAATAAGATACATTCCCATATTGAGTTAGAAAACCGTATCGTTAAATCTCATTGGGTTGCGGGCGAAACAGGTTCTAGTGATGTTAACTGGGAATCGCACCTGTGAGAAAAGATGTCTTTTATCTGATTGGTACGATAGTGGTTGCTTACATTATCCTATTTGTCATCCTATGACAGAAAAGCAACAATACATCTATTCGATTATTGACTCCTGGTGGAGACGGTATGGCTTTGCTCCGTCTATCCAGAACATTATGGATATTACGGGCGATAAGTCTAAAGGCAATATCCATCGAATCATTAACCGACTGGTTGAATTGGGACACTGTAAGAAACTACCCAACACGGCACGTTCTGTGCGACCCTCCTACATACGGATCAGAAAAGCAGAATGAACCTTAAAGAGATCGTAGAGAAGATGCCGTTAACGGAGCGGGAAGCTTTTTACGAGGCTGCCGAAGTGTACGTTAACTCAATGAAGCGGGAGAAGGCTCAAATAGACTTTATGAGCTTTGTTCACGAAATGTGGCCCGGATTCATCAACGGCGCCCACCATAAGCTGATGGCGAAGAAGTTCGAAGACATCGCTAACGGGAAGTTAAAGCGCCTGATTATCAACATGCCCCCACGCCATACGAAGTCTGAGTTCGGCTCCTATATGTTACCGGCATGGTTTTTGGGGCGGGACCCGAGCAAGAAGATTATCCAATGTTCTAATACAGCGGAGCTGGCGGTAGGCTTTGGACGTAAAGTACGTAACCTAGTAGGAAGCGAACAATATGCAAAGATTTTCCCTAACGTTAATTTGCGCTCTGATTCTAAAGCAGCAGGACGCTGGAGCACTAATGCTAATGGTGAGTATTTTGCTATCGGTGTGGGCGGTACTGTTACTGGTAAAGGTGCTGACCTGCTTATTATCGACGACCCCCATTCAGAGCAAGAAGCCGCTATCGCATCCACCAATCCCGAAGTCTACGACAAAGTCTACGAGTGGTACTCCTCAGGACCTCGCCAGCGTTTACAACCGGGAGGGGCGATTATTGTAATTATGACCCGTTGGAGTAAAAAGGATCTAACAGGTCGAATCCTAAAGTCGGCAGTAGAGAAGGACGGTGATGAGTGGGACATCATCGAACTTCCGGCGATTCTCCCATCTGGTAAATCTTTGTGGCCCGAATTTTGGGACATCAAAGAACTAGAGGTATTGCGGGAGGAATTGCCTGTAAGTAAGTGGAATGCCCAGTACCAACAGGCACCGACCTCCGAAGAAGGAGCGCTGATTAAGCGGGAGTGGTGGAAGTCTTGGGAAGAAGATACTCCGCCTCGGTGTGAGTTTGTCATTCAGTCATGGGATACCGCCTTTACTAAGAATGAGCGTTCGGACTATTCAGCCTGCACGACATGGGGCGTCTTTTACCTCAACGAAGATGAAATGCAACCCAACGTCATTTTATTGGATGCCTTTAAAGCCCGTCTTGAGTTTCCTGAGCTAAAAGATAAAGCATTCAATATGTATAAAGAGTGGGAACCCGATGCGTTTATCGTGGAAGGAAAAGCTTCAGGAATGCCGCTAATCTTTGAATTACGCCGTATGGGGATTCCCGTATCAGAGTTTACACCTACTCGGGGCAATGATAAGATCGCCAGATTGAATTCAATATCAGATTTATTTGCTTCAGGCAAGGTATGGGCACCACCAAGAAGATGGGCTGATGAGGTTATAGAAGAGATGGCATCCTTTCCTAATTCAGACCACGATGACTTAGTGGACTCTAGTACACAGGCGTTAATACGATTTAGGCAGGGCGGGTTTCTCAGATTAGATACTGATGAGCCTGATGAAATAAAGCAATTTAAAAGCAGACGTAACTCAGGTTACTACTAAGGATAAACTATGGCAATAGATAAAGCGCTGTATCAGGCACCAATTGGAATCGACGAAGCAGCAGAAAACGAAACCCCAATTGAGATTGAGATTGAGAATCCAGAGTCCGTAAAGATCGGGATTGATGGATTAGAAGTAATCTTGGAGCCTGAGGAGGAATCCGAAGACGACTTTAATGCCAACCTTGCTGAATATGTAAACGACGGTGAACTTGCCCAATTAGCGGGCGACCTCTTGGGCGACTTTGAAGCGGACGTTGCTTCCCGCCGTGACTGGATCCAAACCTATGTGGATGGTTTAGATTTACTCGGATTAAAGATCGAAGAGCGTGCAGAACCTTGGGAAGGTGCTTGCGGTGTTTACCATCCATTAATGTCTGAGGCTTTGGTTAAGTTCCAAGCCGAAACAATGATGTCTATCTTCCCAGCAGCAGGTCCAGTAAGAACCGTGATTATCGGTAAAGAGACTCCAGAGAAAAAAGATTCTGCTAGACGTGTTGAAGAAGACATGAACTACCAGTTAACCGAGACGATGCCTGAATACCGCCCAGAGACTGAGCGTATGTTATGGGGCTTGGGTTTAGCTGGTAACGCATTTAAGAAAGTCTACTACGATCCAAGCTTAGGTCGTCAAGTAGCAATGTTTATTCCTGCTGAAGATATGGTTGTGCCTTACGGTGCATCTGACCTAGCCTCTTCCCCACGGGTAACCCACGTGATGCGTAAGACCGAGAATGAACTGCGCAAACTACAGGTTAGCGGATTCTACCGTGATATTGACCTGGGCGATCCTATCCAGTCTTTGGATGAAGTGGAAAAGAAAATTGCCGAGCGTTTAGGCTTTAGAGCAACTACAGATGACCGCTATAAGATTCTAGAGATGCACGTTGACCTAGATCTTCCGGGTTTTGAGGATGTGGATGAGAATGGTGAAGAGACAGGTATCGCTCTTCCTTATGTAGTAACCATCGAAAAGGG